TCAGGAGTCAACAAAACTGACGACGTACTGCTTAAACGCATGGCGTAGCCGTGATACCTTCCCTCCACGACGGTCATGACGTTGTCGAACTCAGACATAAACTTCGACTTGGTCACGTTGGCGGGGCTAGGCGCAGCAGACGACGGTCCCCACTTTTCAAAACCCTCTGTCCAAAGCAGTGCCATGTTGAGTCTCCCAAATCCGGGGAGGCAGCCCAGCGGCTGCCTCCCCACTGATCAAACCTAGCCGCTGACCGTGTAGGTCACTTTCAGCGTGTCGCCGTTCGCCGTGGCGACCACCGACGAAAAGGCAGCCGTGCTCCACAGCGTTCCCGTGTTGCCCGTGGACTTCACGTTGTTGCTGGACACGAAGATGCCCTTGAGGTTTCCGCTCGCGTTGATCGAGAAGTCAGCAGTCGTGCTGTTGCTGACGGCTCGCGACGATGCGGCATCGGATGACCAAGTCACACGGTTGGCTTCGGTGTAACTGGTGAACTCGCTCCACCCCGCGTGACTTGACAGTGTGTCTGCGTCAGCGAACGCCGAGAAGCCAGAGTTGTTGACCAGTCCGATATACCAAGTCGTGACTTGGGAACCGGAATTGAACTCGGTATCGAGGATGTGGTTCAAACCGACATCCACGATCCCGTTCGGGAAATCGTACATCGCTTTGAGATTGTCGTCGCAGTCCCGGTGCTCTACGACGTAGCGACCAGACAGTCTGGCTTTGTGCTCGAACATGCTAGATGCTCCTTGGGTGAGAAAGGCTAACGAAGTTTAATGTTCCCACGCTGTACTTCACGGCGAAGGGCGTGGGCGATCTCGCGCACCGTCTGCTGCGAGGAATCTCCACCGTTTACCGAGACGTTGATGTCACCTACGTTGGTGACGGGACCACCCTGCTCTCGGTAAACAGGTTGGTTCCCTTGGTTCATGGCATTCAGTTCTGAGAAGAACCGACGCGAGTTCTTGGAGTTGATGACGGTCTCACCAGCGGACAAAGCTGTGAAAATCTTGTCCTGCCCGCGAGTCAACTGTCCAAGGTTTCCGCCAGCAGCAAAGTATCGACGCATCGGACCGCCGTGGTAAGCCACCGCACCGCCGCCGACCGACACTTGCTGTGACGCGACGGCGGCTCGCTCCAACTGAGCAGCCAACTGGCTGGCAGCCGACGCAGCCGCGACAAGGTTCGGTAACGTCTGACCAGATGCTTGAGCGGTAGCTTCAGCACCTTGCCCTGCGTTCTGCAAACCTTGTCCAACTTGCTGTGCTGGCGTAACCGTAGCAGAAGTCTTCTGCTGAGTCTCGCCAGCTTTGGTGGCGGCTTCTTCCTCTGCTTTCACCTTGCGATCCAAAGCATCGTTCAAGCGTTGGGCAGCGTTGACTTCCTCTTGTGGAGTTTCAGCTTTGAGCTTGTTGATCGTCCGTTGACGTTCTTGAATTTGAGTCAACAGATCAAGTTGCTTCTGTGCGTTGCCCTTTTGGGTATCGTCAAGCTGCCCTTGCTTTACAGCCTCATCGAATAATTGCTGAGCCTTCGTCAGTTCGTCCTGGCTGATGTACTCATTTCGACTGGCTTGCTCTTTCAGATTTCCAAGCTGCTCCATGAGAGCAATCTCTGCTCCCATTCGCTGCTCGACAAGACGCTCAGCTTGCTCAGTTTGCTCAGCCTGCGTCGTTCGGCTTAACCCAAGCGTGACCAAAGCCCGGAAACCCGAAGTCATCGTTTGGACGCCTTGGATTCCGCGAAGCACAGTCTCGCCTTGCTGATTCAGAATGTTGTTGCCTTCAGTGTAGGCAGCATTCAACTGCTGTACAGCACCTTGTCGAAGAATGTCCTCGCTGCGAAGTTGTCGAACTGTTTCGATGTTGTCCTTGAGGATGTCTTGGGCTTTACCAAGAGCCCTCTCGCCAAACGATGAAGCAGACTCACCAGGAAGCTGCCCGCCAGTGACAGTGTCAGCGTCGGCTGCTGTTTGACCTTCTAATCCGACCTGCGCCTTGAGTTGGAACGTCTTTGATGCAAGTTCTGCTTCAAGTCGCTCGACCTCTACTGCCCAGTTAAAATGGGCTGCGTCCATCGCGCGCTGGAAACCTTGCGAGGCTTCAGCAAAGTCCTTGTCAATGCCGGTAGTAGCCGCTTTAGCAGCGTCAGACGCCAGCTTCGATCGAATCTCTTCAACAACGTCGATCAGTTGCTTGTCGATGTCAGCAATGGCTGCTGGGTCTGTAGTCTTGGCACGCTCTTTCAGCAAGTCCTGCTCGCGCTTAAACAGGTCTTCCAGTGCTGCCTTTTCTTCCTCGCGAGTTTGCAGTTCGTCCTTGACCTTGCTTACGCTCTCTTGGACCTTTTGATTGTACTGCTCGACTACGCCAATCTTTCCTTTGATTAGCTTTTGAATCTCGTCTTCGTAACGAGACGCCATGAAGTTTTGCTTATTCGACTCAGCCAGTTGCTTATTCTGCTCGGCATAAGCGATAGCACGATCGTAAGCATTTAAGGCTGCTTCCTTGGAACCTTCATCTGTTGGATCGAGAGCCTTTGCTGCTTGTTCGGCGGCTCTCGTGGCTTTCTGAGTTGCGTCTTCAAGAATCCTTGACTGCTGTGCGTAGTTTCCTTCCCATCGGTCAAGCTGCTGTTGCAACTGGCGATCTTGAATCTCAGATTGTAGATCGGCGACTTCCTCAGCGGAATCTTTTGCAAGATTTTTGGCGTCGTCTAAGAATTTCTTCAGCTTGGTGATGCTGTCACTGTAGTAGCCAACAATACCGTCGGCGGCAACCTTGAGTCGTTTGTTGGCGGCTTTGACACTTTCCTCAAACGACTTGCGTACTTGCCCTTCCTTCTTTCGCACGTCCGACACCCAGTCAGCATAGGCTTTCTTTGTGTCGTCAAACGCTTGTGGCATGTCCTTGCCATACGCCGCAGCGACCCGCTTCGCCGTCTCTTCGAGAGCAGCTTGGGCTTTCGCAGTATCATCAGTTATTCCAAGCAACTTTGAGAGACCAGGGTAAATCTTGTCAAGTTCTACCTTGAAATCAGTCATACCAAACGTGACAAGATTCAAGGTGCCTTGGAGCAACTCCAATGCACCCTTGAAGCCGTAGGCAGCCCCTGTCGCGATCGGCAGAAGGGTCATGCCGATCTCGGTCCAGGCATTCTTCATGTCTTCGACGGCTTGCCTGTTGCGGAAGGCGTCGGTGTTCTCGAACTCTTCGATGGCTTGCTTGGCGGCGCCTCCTGCGTCTCCAATTTCTCTTAGGGCTTCGGCGTAAGTCTTACCGCCGTCGGTAGCAGCCGCCATATAGCCAGTGATCGAACGAACTCGTTGGAACAGTTCGCCGATGGCTTTCGCGTCGTTGCCGGTTTCTTTGGCGATCGCTTTGAAGACGCCTTCCAAGCCGCCAAACTTCTGGATCGCTTGAGGTGCGGTCTCGACATTCCATTTCTCAAACAGAGCCTGCATCTCTTCACCAGGACGCAACAGCTTCTGCAACACTGATCGCATTTGCGTGACGGCTGTGGAGACATTGACGCCCTGACGAGTCATAACTGCGAGAGCGGCAGCCACTTCATTCCAGCTTACGCCCATCTGAGCGGCAAGCGGAGTCACACGACCGATAGCGTTCGCCATGTCTCCCATTCTGATACGACCGATTTCGATCGTCTTGAACAGGGAGTCCATGACGGCGTCAGTGTCTTCAAACGCCAAGTTGTATGAGTTCATGACCGACGACAGAGCGTTTACGGTGTCGGCTGACTCGGCGTTGGTGACGTTGGCAAGACGTGCAGCCTTTTCGTAGAACTCCATTGCGTGCGTGGCATCGACGACTTGGTTCGACAACGTCTGATAGACACCTTCTGCTACTTCCTGGCTGGCTTGACCGAGAGCAGAAGATAAAGCGAGAACTTCGTTGGTCAGATCGCCAACGGGAAGAGTACCGCTGATCGTCTTGATTTCGGCGATCGCGGTGCCAAGGTCACGCGCTGATTGAATGGCTTGAGAGACCTGACTCACAAAGCCAGCGAACAGGCGGACAGTGATTTGGGTTGAGACAATACGGGCGAGCGTCTGCCAGGAGACCGTCAGCCTGCCGACAGCCCCTTGGGCTTTCTTGGCGCCGCCGACTATGCTGTTTAAGCCTTTGGCGTTGTTCGCCGCGTTGTTCAAGTTGTTCAACGCATTGGTGGCGTTGTTGAATCCCTTCGTGATGTTGGTAAGGGACCGCGAAACGCCGGAGGCGTCGAAGCTGAACTTCTGGCTTATGTTGGGCATTACAGCTTCCTCGTTCTGATGTAGTTGGTCGGATCAGGGAGTTTGGCTCTTGATGCCTCGAACTCCCACGCCGCCTGAGCCCTACCCTGGAAATTGTAGGGAGTAAACCTCACATTGTTGCTGTACGGTTGTGGAGGCGGTCCCGCCACAGCAGCATTGTATTCATTGTAAGCCAGATACTGCAACGTGGTCTCATAGATGAAACCGACGATCAGATTCTTTCGGTCTTCAAATTTCCCGCTCGCGCCAGCGTTCGCTCTGCCGAGAGCGATGCGATTCTTCTTTGCCCTGATTGGACCGATTGGCACAGCAGTCCCAAGGTCACTGGCAAGTTTCTGAAAGGTTGACCGGGACGCCCCCGACCAAGTCGGAATGGGCGTCTCGTCAACCGCTGCTTTTAGCCATGCACGCCCAGCGACTTCGTTTATGTGTCGGAGTGCATTCAACAGAGCCTCTTCGTAAGAGCCTCTGTCAAACCACATCCCGACGAAGTCGCATTTGAAAGGCGAGCCGACCATTACTTAATCCCTGCGCTTAGTTTGAGTTTCTCAAACTCATCGTGCCCGGAGGTTTGACTGAATCCGATCAGCATAGCCCGTTCAGGCGTTTCAAGAGAATCCCAGCAAACGTAGTTGGGATGTTCGATGCCTGGAGGCATGATTCCGAATCGCTCACAGGCTTGCCAGATCGTGTATTCAGTCGTACGATGACTTGGCCAGAGTATCTTCCGAGCTACTCCACCTGACCAAGTAGAAAAGCCCGTCGTGCCGCTTCAATCTTCTCTTCATCGAGAGCGTTTGCAGCCATGACCGCGTTGACGATCCGGTTGCACTCGACTTCGGAAAGACCGGCAGCCATCAGTTCATCCTGCCACTTGATCCATGTTCCGGGCTTCTCAGGGTGAACTTCTTGCCACTCGATGTTGCTCGGCTCCAGCGAGCGGATCACCATGTAGGCGAACCGCTGCTCACCACGACGTTCGAGGGCGATCTTGTAATCCTTGTCGTTCAGGTCGGGGAACTTCCCGCCTTTCTTCTGGATCATTGGAGGCACCGGCATCGGCACCATCTTGTCAAACTCTTTGTTGATTGCGACGGCTTTCGCCTTGATGGGTATGTCCTGACCGTCGGGTCGTGGAAGCACCAAGGTCTCTTCGCAAGGGGTAACGTCTACGCCACCGATTCTCATGTTGTTTCTCCATTTGAGGCTAGGAATGAGGTCTGCACAGGGGGACAGAAACTGTCCCCCTATGCAGAAAGGGTTTAGCACTCGGCGTCGTCAGACCGAGTGACAGTAGGTTCGCTCACATTGCAGCGTCCGCTGACGGCGATCGTGGCTTCGCCCATGTCGAAGTCCAGCGACTCGTAACGGAAGTCCACAAACAGAACGTCTTCGTCCTGGTCGGTGCCGCAAGGCACGCAGTGCTTCGCCAGGATGTCAACCGCGTAAGGCTCGCACAAGTCCGTCGAACTCGACACCCACTCGGCTGCCTCGCCAGCGTTCTTGAGAGCGTCGACCGGGGTGATCGTCTGACCGGATTCGGTCTTGACGTACTCGTAGACGAACTCAAGGCTCATCTCGACCGGCTGCTCGTCACCTTCCTTGACCGTGTCCAAGTCACCACGCTCGCGAAGGTACTCATATTCCTTCGCCTCGGTCCAGGTCAAGTTGCCTTCGCCAATCGCCACCTCGATTCGCTGAGACTGGAAGGTCACAGCGTTGTTGCTGTTCGCACTGTTGTACGTGCCAGCACCGAGAGCCGGGGTGAACGTGATGTTCTGAGTGTTGCCACTCGTGGGTCCGCGAGCCGTCACGGTATGCACCGTGGTGGCGGTCTCGCCAGCGACCGTAAACCGGGCGCCAACGGGAACTTGAGCGGGCACAGTCGTGTTAAGAACAACCGTGCCAACATTGAACGTGGTGTCGTTCTGAGAGGCGTTGTTCGTCATGAGACCCGTGCCGCTGAGACCATCCTGAATGTAGATGGTCACGTCACGCATTTCGATTCGTGCCATTATGGTATCTCCCTTATGGGTTTGAGTAGTCTAGTCCGTACACAGCATCT